CAGGCGCAGCCGAGTGTAGATGCTATAAAGGAAAGTCGCTTACGCAGCGAATGGATAAGCAAGAACGCCTGGTTTGACACAAAGGCTTCTGATAGAGATTCTAAAGTGGCTTTACAGATAAATGCAGAAGTTGTGGCAGAAGGATACAAACCTGATACCCCGGCTTTCTGGAATGAGCTTTCTAGGCGTGTAAAAGAAGAGTTGCCGCATAAATACAAGTCTCCTGCAAAGAAACCTCCTCACCAAATGGTTGGTGGTAAAGAAGCAAGTGTGTCTCAAAAGTCTGGCGTAGAGCCTAAAATCCCGCCAGAGTTTAGAAAAATCTTGAATGAAACGTATGGACATGATAAAAATAACCCAGAACGTAAAAAAGCTGTGTCTTATTATCTGTCTCAATTGAAATCGGAGAAAAGATAATGAGTGACGAACGCTTAAAGAACGTACAACAAAAAGACAAATCCCAAAAGACAGCCGATGATAGGCCGTCGCGGGTCTCTGAAATAAGTGAAGATGAATTTGAGAATCTTCTTAGAGCTTCAGATGTTAGTGGGATTCTTCCAGTCCCTCCAAAAAAAGCCGGGTGGCATAGAATCTGGCTGTCGGAGACAGCGCAACAAATCCCCATCGCTCGATACGAAAGACTAGGCTATACCAGAGTGTCACCAAGTGACGTTGATGGTTTCGGTCAGGAGTTCCTCAAATCGCCTTCTGGCGTTGAAGAGGTAAGGTGCAATGAAATGATATTGTATGAAATCCCTGAAGACCGTTACCAGAAAATAATGAACAGGTTTCATTATGAAATGCCTCTGGAGCTACAGGGAGAACCCGTTGCAGGTGCCAAAGAGGCGCTTAGGGACCCTAAAACCGGACAGTCTTTATTCCGTAATGAGTTTGATGATGATGCGATTGGAGAAACCCGAAGAAGGGTGGGCAATCCTAAATTTGAATAGGATGCCTTTAATTAACAAATTTTTTGAAGGAAGACTCCAATGTCAGCGACATTACAGCCCTTCGGTCTGTTTCCAATTAGACACGTATCTGGAACCAGGCCAATGCAGGAAGCTCTAACCGATGGCGTAGTATCAGGTGCAACAGCCGACATACTCTCTTATCAACCAGTTAAACTTAGCACCAACGGTGTTTTGCAGCCAGCAGCAGCGGGGGATGACTTCCTCGGCGTGTTTCTCGGTTGCGAGTATACAACTAATGACCAACAGCGCATTCAGTCACCAGCGTTTATCTCTGGTACTACTTATGTTGCTGGTAGCATGGTAGCATACTATACCCGTGACCAGGGCATCATCTACCAGATTCAGGCAGATGGTTCTGTGGCTCAAACAGCAATTGGTGGTCAGGCAAACATCTCTAACGCAACTTCGGGCTCAACAACTCTTGGTTATAGCCAATGCACTATGAACAGCACCATCACTGGCGCTTCAAATACTGCACAGCTCCGTATCCTTGATTTGTATCCAGGTGTGAACAATGCGTGGGGCGATGCTTATACTATTGTTGAAGTGCAGATTGCTACCCAGCAGTACACTGCAAATAAAGCTGCAATCTAAAGAATTACATAAGGAGATACGACAATGACAGTACCTATGAATTCGATGCAGTTTAAACAGATTACTGCACCGATACTTAACGTAGCTTTCGATGGTTTATACGACCAAAGGAAAGACGAATACAAAAAAATCTTCACAGTTGAAAAATCAAAGTATGACCGCAGATACCAAGAAGAACCAGTTCTTTTCGGTTTCGGCGCAGCGCCTGAGATTCCAGACGGTGAACCAGTTGACTACACACAAGGTGGTACGCTTTTCACAAAGCGTTACGTTTTCAAAAGATATGGTTATGGCTTTGCTCTGACTGTTACTCTTGTTGAAGACGGTGACCATATTGCAATAGGCACAACCTATTCCAAGCACCTTGCGCAGTCGATGATTGAAACTGACGAAATCAACGCAGCAAACATCCTAAACCGCGCTTTCACAAGTGGTTATGTAGGTGGCGATGGCGTTACTCTTATCAACTCAGCGCATCCAATGAGAATTGGTACATATAGCAACATCCTGAGTTCCGCTGCGGCTTTGTCGCAGACTTCTCTGGAAGCTATTGTTACTCAAATCATGGCTGCTGTGGATGATACAGGCAAGAAAATCAGGTTGCGTCCTGACAAACTGGTGGTTTCCACCCAGAATGCTTTGACTGCAACTGTGCTTCTGCGCTCTGTACTCCGCGCTGGAACTGCAAACAATGACATCAACCCTATCAATTCGATGGCGATGTTTGGCGAAGACCCAGTAGTTCTCTCACGTCTTACCTCAGCAACAGCTTGGTTTGTAGGAACCGATGCGCCTGATGGCCTTAAGTTCATTACTCGTACTGAGCTTAAGAAAGGTATGGAAGGTGACTTTGATACTGATTCTATGCGCTACAAGTCAACAAAGAGATACGATGTTGGTTGGACTAACGCTCGCGCTATTTACGGCTCGGCAGGTGCTTAATTAATCGAGGGGGTGTAACAACCCCCTTGATTTAACTAATGGAGATATAAATGACTCATTTTTCTGATACGATTAGGAATGGTGCCGCTGGCATTGCTCCTGATACAAGGCAGACTCCAGGCACCTTAAGTGGCGCTCCTGGTGTCGGCACAACTCCTGTATATGTATATACCGTTGTTCCTAATACAGCATCTACCAGTGCCATCGTAACCACTATCAGCTCTGCTGGTGGCGCTCTTACTTTGACTGCTGGTGCAGGCGTTACTACATCTTCAATCACTATCAGCACTGGTACTCAGACTGTTCTTGATTTAGGCGTATCTCGCGCTGTAACGATTAGCGGCGTAACTGGCGTAACTGTAACTAACTTTACCATTAATGGTTACGACCATTATCAGGTACCAATGTCTCAGACTCTTTCTGGACCAAACGGCTTTACCACTGTAACCACCACCAAGACATTCAGATATATCTCTTCTGTAACTGCGGCAGGTGCTACAGGTTCAGGTATTACTGTTGGTACAGCAGATGTATTCGGCTTTAGACACCGTGTAGATAACTTTGGCGAAGTGTTACTTAACTGGGGCAATACAGGTATAACTGCTTCTACAGGTTTTGTAGCCGCAGTAGCAACCGACCCTGCAACAGCAACTACTGGCGACATTAGGGGAACCTACGCGCCAACAAGTGCAGCAGATGGTGTAAAGAAGCTTACGGTATGGATTGCTTCAACAAGCAGAGACACTGTAACTCAGTGCTACGGCGTTGCGCAATACTATCCATAATAAAAACTAGGTGGGGTGAAGAATGGGTGGAGATGTAACTATTGATTTACGAGGCAAATTTGTCGCCATAGGCTCACCCGCTTATGGCGACTCTTTTTCTTCTGAGTATGTGAGAAGCTTACTTGAAACGCAGATGGCTCTTGTTAAGCATGGTGTTGAAGTAGCGTTCATTACAGCAAGCGATGCTCTTGTTACAAGAGCTAGAAATGCTGTTGTTTCTGTGTTTATGGATATTCCAAACGCAACGCATCTATGGTTCATGGATGCTGATATGGGGTGGAGCGCAGAGGCTATTTTGCGTATGCTGGCTTCTGGCCATGATGTTATTGGCATTGCAGGTAAGCGTAAGATTGCAACGCCGTCCTATTGTGTGAACGTAGAAGCGCCTTTCGCTATGAAAGATAACTTTGGCAACATCACCGTGAACGATATCGGCACTGGCTGTATGCTTATTAGCAAGAATGCCATAACCAAAGTAATGGAGCAATTTCCAGAGACTTACAACGATGCTGCATTAGGCCGCACTATTCATAATGTATTTGAAACCCATGTAGATGATAACAATTTCTTCTGGTCCGAAGATTATGGTTTTTGTCGCAAATGGAGAGCGACTGGTGGCGAGGTGTGGTGCGACCCTACACAAAGTTTAGACCACGTTGGCAGGAGTGTCTGGAAGGGTAAGTTTGAAGACTTTATGGATGGAAAGCCGGAGGCATAATATGTGGGTGATGATTTCAACAGACAATAAGACTGTATGCCAACAAACGCTAAATAACCTTGAGCCTATCAATAAAGGAATGCTGATAGTGAATGGCGGTTTGGATGATTATGTAGGCTTAGATGTCCCAAAGGGTTGGGATGCTCTAAGGCTCACCGAGATGAAGGGTATAAACGAAATACTGAATCAAATATTAAAGCTTTTCCCTGAAGAGGAATTTTACGGCATCATTCCAGATAATTGCGTTATTGAGGCTGTAGGATGGGAAGAAAAACTAAGGGTTATATCTAGGGGGCGATATGTCGTGGGGTGTGATGACGGTAACACTGATTCTTTTCCTTTTTCGGGTTTAAGATTTTGGCCTGGAGACCTCATACGAAAAGTGGGTTGGTGGGGTCTCCCTGGCTCTTTTGCAACTGGCTTTGAATGGGCATGGACAAAAATAGCATGGGATATGGTTTTATGGGAGAGAGCGCCTCAAGTTAAAGTAACCTATTTACCACGTAACGAAAGCGTTTATGATGCTGAGGTTAAAAAACATGAAGAGGCTGATAAACTAAACTTTGATATTTGGAGAAAAACCAAGTATTATAAAACATTCCGCACCCTTATGTTTGGTGGAGACAAGTGGGTTGGTAGAACTAATTTTCCGATGGGGGACGACAATGGCAAAGAAACTGGGCAAACTTCCACAGCACAAGAAGATGGCGATATCAGGCAAGCCTTATAAAAAAGGCGGCATGGTTAAAGACACCGATGGCGATGGAATGAAAAAAGGCGGAATGGTGAAGAAAAAAGGCTGCAAGTAATATGCAGCTTTTCAACAATATAGACAATGAGCGCGACGTTATCGTGCTTGGTCTTCTACAGACTAGGCAAGGTATACAATGGCGACTTCCGGTACTGTTGGGCAAACAGTAATATCAGTAGCGACTCTTATTGACCACTCGCTAAGGCGAGCAGGGATTCCTGCTGCCAAAGTCACAACTGATATTCAGCGCGCTGCCAGAGAGAATCTTTTTTTCTATCTTTGCACAATGGCAAACGCCGGGATTAATATTTGGACGATTGAGAAAACTATTACCGGATATGTTTCTGGTAAACAAGTCTATCAAATGCCTGTCGGTACTATAGAAATACTTAATGCTCTGTATCGCACAGTAACACTCCCTCAAGATGGTACGGCTTATTCAAGTGCAGGTGGCACCGCTGCCAATGCTTTTGACCAAGATATTGAGACAGCTTGTACCCAAACAAGTATTAATGGCTATATCTCCTATCAATGGACTACAGCGGTATCTGTTACTAGCGTTGGCATTATGTCTAATGTGGAGAGGGATTATACACTTGTATGGGAGGCAAGTGATGATGGTATTACGTGGGTTGAGATTTTAAGTTCAGAAGCGCAAACCTACCCCGATAGAGACTGGGTTTACTTTGATATAAACGCATCTCGCAGTATGTCTTATTTCCGTGTTCGTGAAACTGGTGGCGCCATCCTTAATGTACGCGAAGTGGTATTTGGTCAGAATCCCTATACTATCCCTATGGCGCGTATGAATATGGATGATTATACCAACCTGGTTAACACCACATTCCAGCAGAGGCAGATTACTCAATACTGGTTCAGACGTGAGTTAGCACAGCCAACAATCAATTTGTGGCCTGTTCCCAATTATAATTTTGACCAGATGGTATTTTGGCGCACAAGACAAATACAGGATGTGGGTGCGCTTACCGACGAGATTGAAATGCCGCAACGTTGGTTTGAAGCCTTGGTGTGCGAAATTGCTTTGCGTATGGTTATGGAAATACCCGATGCAGATTTAAACAGAATCCCTATCCTTCAAGGCATGGCTGAAAAAGCATCCTTGGCAGCTAATGATGAAGAGCGTGATAAATCACCTATCAACCTAACTCCCAACATAGGACCGTATACAACCAGATGAGCGGATTCTCAACAGGTAGGATAGCAATTGCGGTATGCGACAGATGCAACTTAAAGATGTCGTATCAGAAGCTGCGTGCTGATGGCGACCAGCCAGGACTTCGTGTATGTAAGGATTGTCGGGATAACAAAGACCCATATAAACTCCCACAGCGTCCAATGGATACGTATTTACTACGCTTCCCTCGGCCTGATTCAACTATCACTGTGAATCCAGCCTACCCTCCTTTCGGCGGCATTGTGTATGCTTATGGCTTCCAAGATGACGCTTTTCAAGATGGAGCATTTCAAGAATGACCATATGGAGTGATTTTTTTATGAATGGTGGTGGAGGTAATACAATTACCCCTGGGACTCCTGTTGTTATACAGAGTTCGGGAGCTGATAATCGTGTAGCAGCGGTAGCATTATCAACTACAAAAGTTGTTGTGATTTATTCAACGAGTACAGCAACAAGAGCGATGGTACTGGATATTTCTGGTAGGACCATTACAACAAATACTGCTGTTGACGTGCGTGCTGCAACCTCTACTTATGTCAGTATAGACGCTTTATCTTCGACGCAGGCAATCGTGGCATTTGATACACAAACGATGGTGCTAGATATATCTGGCTCAACGATAACAACTAATGCTGCAACCACTATCACAAACGCTACTAATTCTATGGCTGTGGCGACTGTTAGCTCTACCGTAGCGTTTTGTCTTTATCAAAATTCTTCTACGAGTGTACGAGCGAGAACTCTGAATGTCGCTGGGTCTGCTATTACTCAAAACGCAGAAACCACACTAAACACAGCTCCAACAAGTGTTCAGTTGAAGGCTAGTTATATTTCATCAACAGCCATGTTGGTTGGCTATGTAGATAACTCTAATCTTTATATGCAGGTGCCAACTCTTACTGGAACATCTATTACAGCAAATGCGCAGAGTATTGTTAGTAACGCTTCTTTCAATGCCACTGAGATGTTTGGTATCGTAACGAACAATACTAGCAAAGGCTTTGTAAGCTATAGAGATGCAACCCTTGGGGGTTTGTATGGGCGTATATTAACTCTAGGAAGCACTTCAGTGACTGTTGGAAGTGCCTCGACAATTTTCGCAGGTGCTACAGGTATGAATTCTTATGAAGGGTTAGCTAAAGCCAATACAGACCAGGTAGTTTCTATCTATGCTAATGTGGATGCTGGAAGTGCAGGTTATGGCGTAGTTATAGACGATGCTTCTTCTATTAATATCAATACCGCAACTCTATTTGAATCTGGAGAAATGCGTTCAAACGCACTCGCTAGAATGACCGATACTAAGTTTCTTGCTATGTATATTGATGGCGGAAATTCTAATTACCCAACCGCTTGCGTATTGGATATTACATAATGGCATACGTTCTTACATATAACAATCTTGTAAACCTCCTGACAACTTATCTGGAGCGCACAGATGCCTCTTTGGTTGATTATATACCAACATTCATTCTTTTGGCTCAAGTGCGTATCGGTAGAGAGATTAAGCAGCTTGGCACTAGACAGGTTGTGAACTCTACATTTAGTGGAGGAACTTCTGTTATAGCGAAACCTAACGATTGGCGGGAAACCATCAATATTAACTATGGCACTGGAACCAGCAGCAATACACGTAATAACTTGCTACCACGTAGCTATGAGTATTGCCGGGATTATTGGCCTGACCCTACACAGACTACCAGTAACGTAGAGTTCTACGCAGATTACAATTACGAACATTGGCTGATATGTCCCACCCCAGACAGTTCGTATCCTGTGGAGGTTATGTATTACGCAACTCCAAAACCGATAGATATAACAACGCAAACAAATTGGCTTACACAGTATGCGCCAGATTTATTGCTTTACGCCTGTCTTTTAGAGTCTGCTCCCTTTCTCAAAGTGGACGAGCGTATTCAAGTCTGGACGGGTTTATATGATAGAGCATTGGCCGCTATTAACGGAGAAGCGCAGGCAAGGGTAGAAGATGGCGCTACTTCAAGAGAAGGAGATAAATAATGGGTAGTTATACAAATACATTTGGCGGCTCTGCCGTTCAACCCGCTGATGTATCGTATCGGGCGGTTACACTTGCAGCAAACACTACTCTTTCTTGGCCTGACTCCAACGAGAATACAACTGACGTTGCAACTCGCATTATGGCTGTGTCAGCGTCAAGTGTTAGTCTTACGCTTAGGATGCCACCTGCCAATCAGGTTAGTACTGGTAGGGACGCATTAATTCGTAATACAGGCGCAACTACTTTTACAGTTGCAGATAATGATGGGAACACTATTGTTACTGTTGCTGCAAGCCAAGTGTACTATATCTATATTACAGGCAATACCACCACGGCTGGAACATGGGCTAATGTCCAATTTGGTACAGGGACAAGCTCTGCTGACGCCGCATCTCTTGCGGGTTCTGGGCTTGTAGTTCTTGGCTCCACTCTTAATCAAAGCACGAACGTTTCTAGTAAAAATGCGAATTATACAATTTTATCTGGTGATAGAGCTTCAACGTTTGTAAATACAGGCGGCACCATTACGTTTGCCTTAACTGCTGCTGCTACTCTTGGCAGCAACTGGTTCTGTCATGTGAAGAACAGAGGTTCTGGGACGCTGACGATTAACCCTGATGGTGCAGAAACGATTGATGGTGACTCAACGCTGGCGCTTAACTCCAACGAGTCTTGCATTATTATTTGCGATGGTGCGACATTTTATACCGTTGGGTACGGAAGGACACTGGCGCAAACTGCTTTTACCAGACTTGTTTATCCAATAACTACTTCAACCAATACTCTAACTTCAGCAGAGGCTGGTAATGTGGTTCAAGAGTATACTGGTACCCTAACAGGAAATACTGCTGTAGTGGTCCCAACGACTGTTGCGCGTTACTATGCTTATAATAATACCACTTCAGGTGGTTACGCCCTTACTATAAAAACAGCATCTGGTACAGGTGTTACAGTAGACCCAGGCACCCGCAAGATTGTTTATTGCGATGGTACAAACGTTGTAAATGCGCAAGATGGCGGCATAGGAACTGTAACTCAGGTATCAACTGGTTCTGGCCTAACTGGAGGTCCTATAACAACCTCCGGTACAATATCCATTGCTACAACCGCTGTTTCGTCTGGAACTTATATTCAGGCAAATATTTCAGTTGGAACTGATGGCCGCCTTACTTATGCAAGTAATGGTGTAGTAACAGAGAACGCGCAAACTACAAGTTATACACTCGTTCTCTCGGACGCTTTCAAATATGTGAGTGAGAACAGTACGGTAGCCACGGTTATCACCGTTCCTACTAACTCAAGCGTAACTTTCCCTGTAGGAACCTTTATTGGCCTTCTTTCAAGAAGCTCTACTGCTGACGTAAGCGTTACAAGTGCAGGCGGTGTAAGTTTATATTCAGAAGGAAGTAAATATAAGTTGTTTGGACAATATGCTACCGCAGGTCTTTTGAAGACGGGAACTAACGAATGGATTCTGGGAGGCAATAGAAAAGCGTAATGGACAAAATCTATCCGCTTAGATTTGCTTCGGGTATCAAAAGAGATAATACCGTCTTTGATGGTGATGCTTGTCCTGATGGAAGCTGGGTTCGCTGGGTTGCTGGCAGGCCGCGTAAAATACTTGGATATAGAAATATCGCTAACGATTTTTCTGGTATTGCAAGTGGATGTCATGGGTTTTCTCAAAACGGATATCTTTATGTTCATGCTGGAAGCCCCAGTGCATTAGAGCGAAAGCAATTCGATAATAACGCGGCGGGAGCTGGTATCGTTTCCAGAACCCCTTCCGGCTATGCTTCAGACGAAACAAATCTCTGGACATTCGATGATATATTTGACGAAGGAAGCGATGGAACTGTTCTTGTAGCCCATGCAGCTCCTAACCTGGTTAATATTGACCAAAATACAGATATGCCTGTGTATTATGGGGACGTTATAGGAACAGCGCAATTAACAGCTATACCGGATTTAGAAGTTAGCGGGGGTATTGTTGCTTTGCCTCCATATCTCTTTGCTTATGGTAGTTATGGAGAGGTGAAGTGGTCTGTCCCTGGTGAGATAACGAATTTTACAGGTGAAGGCTCTGGCAGCGATAGGATTACAGGCTCTAAGATTGTTAAAGGTTTACGTTATAGAGGCGGTCCTGCAAACTCTCCTGCTGGATTATTTTGGTCGTTAGACAGTCTCATTCGCGTATCTTTTGTAGGAGGAGCTAATACATTTAGGGCCGATACTATCAGTGATGAAATATCTATTTTAGCGCAAAACAGCGTTGTTCCTTATGATGGTAAGTATTTCTGGATTGGCGCAGATAGATTCATGATGTTTGACGGAACGGTTAGAGAAATTCCAAATACATTTAATCTCGACTTCTTTTTTGGAAATTTGAATTATGCCCAGCGTCAGAAAATATGGGGTATTAAGGTTCCGCGTTTTGGTGAGATATGGTGGTTCTTTCCAAAGGGAGAAAGCCTAGAATGCAATCATGTTATCATTCTCAATGTACGTGAAGAAACCTGGTATGATACAGCACTAGACCGTTCCTGTGGTTTTTATAGGCAGGTATTTCCTTTCCCAGTAATGTTTGGAACTGAACTGGACGACTCAGACAAAGTTATTCTTTGGCAGCACGAATACGGTTACGACAAAATTAGCGGTGATTCTGTAGTAGCCATTCCTTCATATTTTGAAACTCCCGATATTTCCTATTGCGCAACAGGCCCAGGAGATACATGGAGCGGTGTTGAAAGATGGGTTAGTATGAATAGGCTAGAGCCTGATTTTGTTATGTCAGGCGAAATGACCGTTCGGCTTGTTGGTAATAAATATGCACAGGGCAATGTTCAAGAGGGGACTATCCAAACTTTTGACGATTCGACTGAAAAGATAAGTTTTAAAGAACAGTATAGAGAAATGAGATTACGGTTTACCAGCAACGCTGCGGGCGGATACTATCAATTAGGGCAAACACTTATGACTTTGGGAATTGGCGATGGATGGCAAGGAAATTAACTTGATTGCAGAAATAACAAATGTTATTATCGGCAATATTCCAACATTGCGCTGTCCCTGGTGCGAACCCGGATTAACTAAGGGACATTAAAATGGCGCAATCTACAGTCTTCGGAACAAATTTACCAAAGAATTTTGCAAATCTTGCTGGCGTAGATGCTAGTGGCACCTACGGCGATATCCCGCAGTATATGCTGGATATGCTTGCGGCATCTCAAACTCCTGCAACAAGTGCTGCCGCATCGACTTCACCCGGTGCGGCAGCACCTGCTGCAGCCCCACAGAGGTATGCAACTCTGGATTGGAAGGGTTTAGCTGGTAGAGAGATGATTCCTTCTATGAAAGGAAACCTTCAGCCATCTTATCAGATTCCCATTGAGCAACTAGCAGACTTTATGAAAAGTGGTTATGGCTCAAACTTTCGTTCTTCTGGAAGCTTCAATGAAGGCGAATCCAATCTTCCTAAAGTTAATATGGCGACATTTACAAACCCATTAACTGGCGAAGTTGGTGATACCCTAATGTTTGCAGACAAACACCCAGAGTTGGGCTATAGAAGTGTAGCTGGTGGTAATTATGTCCCATCTAATGAACAAGGATGGAAATTCAGAACGGCTGCTTCTCAAACTACTCCGGCTCCTGTGACAGAAGAGCCTCCAGCATCAGTTCCACTTACTCCTCCACCTGCACAGAGTCCATACGTACTGACAGAGACTCCCGATGAGTTTAAATATGCAGAAGGCGGTCTTGTAGAGGTTGCTGACCAACTCAGACAAAAAGGCCGTATGGGTGATAGCATTCTTGCGCACATCAATCCTGATGAAGCGCGTATGCTCAAAATGATGGGTGGGTCAGGTACCATCAATCCAGAAACAGGATTGCCTGAATACTTTGGATTTAAAGATATTATCAAGGTTGCAGCTCCTATTGTTGGCTCCGTTCTTGGTGGCCCTGCCGGGGCAGCGTTGGGTGGCGCAATCGGAGGTGCTGCTGGCGGTGGTGGTATCAAAGGCGCTCTTATGGGTGGTCTCGGTAGCCTTGCAAGCGGCTTTATGGCTAATAGCGCGTTAGGCGGTATGGGTGGTGGCACTGGTCTTGGCAGTATTATGAATTTGTTTGGTGGTGGAGATAATCTTTCGGGCGGTGGTTCACAAGAGCAACTAAGTGGCGATGTGGGCAATGACACCCTTAGCGATTCTTTTGTGGCGCAAAAGAAAAAACCTGACCTTATGGGAGCTTTGAAAGACCCATTGGTATTAGGTGGTCTTGGTCTTGCAACGCTCGCAGGTTTAGGCGGTGGTACAGATAAGAGAAACAAAAAGCTTCTTCAGGAGCAGCGAGAAGAGCGTAGAGCTAAAGAAGAGCAGGAATCGCAAGAGTTCCGCGCTATGATTGCAGGTCAGACTCCGCGTTCAATAAATACTCCCCCACCAGATTATTATACTTATGGCACTCGCCCTGAGTTTAACTATTTCAACAACAATACTGGTGGCGTTAAATTTGCTTCAGGCGGTTATGTAGAAGGTGCTGGAGGCGGTCAGGATGATGCTATCCAGGCTCGACTCTCTAACAACGAATACGTTATTCCAGCAGATATCGTAGCTCATCTTGGAGATGGTGCCCCTAAAGCTGGTGCTGAGAAACTCGATGCTTTCTTAAGTAATGTGCGTAAGCACAAAGCAGTTAAAGGCCACCCGCCAAAAGCTAAACCTGTGCAAAAATATATAGGAGGTCTAAGTGGCCGCGCTTGACTTTTTATTCTCAGGAACTCCACCTGCATCCGTAACCTCAGAAACTTCTTCTGTGCAAGGGATGCCTGATTGGTACCAAGATTATACCAAAGGTCTTATTGCTAAAGCTAACTCGATAGCTGCGGAGCCATATACTCCGTATGGAGGCTCGCGTATTGCAGGTCTGAATGATAAAGACCGTCAAGCTGGACAGATGGTGCAGAATAATGTTGGTGCATATCAGCCTTATCTGGACAAAGCTAGTGGCGCTTACACATCTGCCCTTGGAATGCGTGGCGCAGACGCTGCAAATCCATATCTTGAGCAAAGCGCGGGAACTAGCGGTTTAGCTGCTGGGCAGGGACTTATAAATCAAGGTGCGCAAGGTAGTGGACTTGCTGCTGCCCAGCCGTTTATTGGGCAGGCTTCCGGCACATGGCCTTCTGCTATGAATGAGTATATGTCACCATACACTGACTCTGTAGTGAATGAGATTGC